CCCGGGCCAAGAGGGCCACCACCGGCCCCAAGCAGACCAAGCAAGCCGGAGTTTTACCCATGGCTGTTGCCAACGTCGCAAGCTCTAAAGGCACACGTGGCACTGAACCGCGTTTCATCAGCCGAGACGCCCGTGCCACTCGCATTGTGCACCGTGAGCTCATTGGTTCCGTCAAGGGATCCGTGCTGTTCACTGTTGCCAATAGTTTGCCCATTAACCCCGGAATGCCACAAACATTCCCTTGGCTTGCGACGCAAGCTGCTTCCTGGGAGCAATACCGTTTTAACCGCCTCAGGTTTTGCTATTATTCCCGCTGCTCTACTACTGTCCCTGGCTCGGTGCTCCTCTGCCCCGATTATGACGCTTCAGATCCTCCTCCAGGTAGCGAGCTGATCGCATGTGCTTACCGTGATGTTGTCGAAGAAGTCCCCTGGAACGTTGAGTTTAGTTGTTCCCTTGATCCCAAAGGTATGTTAGGGTTGGCCCCGCGCAAATATGTGCGTGTGGGCCCTCTTGACCAGAACCTTGACATCAAAACATATGACTCTGGCACACTTCACCTGTGCACCGTCGATGGCACTGCGGTCAACTGGGGAAAATTGTGGGTCGAATACGATGTGGAGTTGTTTATCCCTCAGCTCCCATCACTCGGCTCCTCCCTTGTTGTATCGCAGCATGTGACGGCCACCGTTCCCACCACCTTCTTCAATTTGACTGGTAGCGGCATCCTCACCAACAATTTCAACCCTGGTCAAATCGTTACTGCTTCCGGCAACACCTTCACTTTTGCTGTTACCGGTTTGTATTTCTTCTCCATGGTTGTTAGCGCCACCAACATCACTAATTCTCCTGATGTGTTCACCGGCGGTGCAGCGCTCGACCTCTCGTTTAACAACGATACTGGCGGCGTTACCAACGGTTCTGGCACTGCGGTTCTGATCAAGAATTTGGTCATCAAAGTTCCGCTTGTTGGTGCCACGTTTACCACCAACCTCAACATCACCTCCGGCGTCTATGTTGATTGGACCTTTACGTCCCTCATGACGTCCTATGTTTAGCACGCCCTGAGTGCTCAAGCAACAGACCACTGCGTTACCTACCC